CCACGTCGCGTCCGCTCCAGGCAGGCCGCCTGCCGTCGATACGAACCGCCTGCGCGCATCCTTCACGGTCTCGTCGGTCCCGAAGCAGGGATCGCGCTCATCTGGCACCGACGCATTCGTCGCGAACGTGCAGGAGCCGACGCGCACCGTCCTGACCTTCGGATCGCGCGTGCCGTATGCGGTGTTCCTCGAGTTCGGGACTCGCCGCGTGCGCCGTCGTCCATACATCGCGCCGACGCTCGAGAAGTTCCGTCCGAAGCTGCCGGCGATCTTCGCGGTCGCCTTCAAGCGCCACTTCCCGAGGGTCAAGGCATGAGCGCGAAGGCGATGCTCGACGCGATCTGGACGCGCCTGCAGGCTTCGACGGTCTACTCGACGGTCGGAGGCAGAATTGGCTTGTCGGAACTGCCGGCGAACACGGCGCTTCCGCTGGTCGTATACGACTTCGAGTCTGCGCCGACCTGCGAGAAGCTCTTCGGGAGCGTCGAGCGGTTCGAGGGGATTCTCGTCTTCCGCATCTACCAGAGCGCGGCCGCGGGGAACACGCTGCACACGGTCTCGGCAGACCTGCTGACCGCGATGAGCGCCACGATCTCGCCGACCGGGTTCGACAGGCTGACCGCCGTCAGGATCTCCGTTGGGTCGCCTTCATTCGAGGACGACGGGTGGACGATGGTAGACAGGTACAGGGTCGTTGGATACCGAACAAGCTGAGGCAAAGAAATGGCAATCGACCAATACATCGTCGGCAATGACGGAGACGTGAGCTTCTCGATCGGAGGCACGGCTCAGAGCTTCATGAAGGTCACGACCTTCACCGCGAACCTCTCGCGGAACGTCTCGGTCATCACCGGCTTCGGCGACACCGGCGGACGCCGTCGCCTCGGGATGCTCGACCTGACAGGCACGCTCTCAGGCGTCGCAGGCGTCGGCGTCGCGACCGTTACGACGAGCACGAACTCCATCTTCTCGCAGGACTTCTCGAGTCCAGTGACGAACAGCACGAATCACTTGGTGCAGGCGACGCTTACGCTCTACAGCGGCACCGCGGCGACCAGCTCCGCGAAGATCGTCGCCAAGTGCGTTCTCTACAACTGGAGCTTCAACAGCGCGAAGGCCGGCGACTCAACGCTGTCGTGCAACATCGAGAACGCGGATGGCGTCGCGCCAGTCGTTACCTGGCTGACCTGATGAACGAGTTCGAGAAGGCGATGGCGGTGGTGATGCCTGACGGGTCGGACTGGCTCGTCACGGTCGTCCCTCGCTTTGGTCCCGTGAGGAACCGCAGGATCTCGCCTGGGACGATCACGGAGGAGCAGGCGGTCGAGATCGCGCTTTCGGTCGAGAGGCTCAGGCGCGACCAGCTGCGCGACCTGTCGGTCAGGCGCGTCGGCGACAGGAGGCTCGAGGTGCCGACGGCAGGCGATCCGCTGTCGGACCTCATCAGGAGGATCATGGAATGAACATGGCTGCATCGTTTCCCGTCACCGTCAAGGGACGGACGTATGAGCTCCGTCCGCTCACCGTGCGCGAGCGGATGAAGCTCGCGAACATCCACGTCGACCGCGAGCGTACGAAGGCGATCGACCTCGCTCGAGCGATGGAGGCGAAGGGACGAGAGGCCGCTGAGTTCGTCGCCGCTCGCGTGGACGAGGCGGAGAAGATGAGTTCCTTCGTGATGAGCTGCTTCTCGCTCGAGGGAGCGATGTCGGTCCTGCTCCTCGCCGCGCGCAGCCATGCCGAGGCTGAGGAGATCGGATCGCTCGTCGAGCCTGCCGAGATCGGACGCATCGCGGCCATGTGCCTCAACGTGGCGGTCGCTTCTGCCGATGGAACGGATGCAGACTCGGGAAACTGAGCGCGCCTCCGCAACCGGAGCGGAAGCGCGACCTGCTTGCGGAGGCACACTTGATCGCTCGCACGGCTCCAGGACTCGGAAATCCGCTCGACCTCACCTGCGCTGAGTTCGACGAGCACCTGCGCCTCTCGGTGAAGGGTGGCTCCGTTTGATCGCCGGCGACCTCGAGATCCGCATCGCGGCGGTATACGACCAGCTCGGTCGCGACCTCAAGGCGGCAGAGCAGACGAGCGCTCGGTCAGGCATGGTCTCTGGCCAGCAGTTCGGCCGAGAGTTCGACAATGCCTCCTCGACGTATCTGGCGCAGGCTGCGAATGGTATCAAGCTCAAGTTCCAGAAGGCGCTTTCAGGAGCGAACCTCGCCGCGACGTTCGCGAACAGCCTTGAGGCAGGAATCCGATCCGGTTCTGCAGAGGAGTCCGTGAAGGCTGCGATACGAGCGATCCCGATCGTCGGAGGACTGATCGACGCCGTCGCCGATGCTGTCGTCGAAGGCGTCACAGGCGCGAAGGCGATGGCTGCTGCAGAGGCTGCTCGAGCAGAGCAGGAGAAGAAGGCGGTCGAGTTCCGCACGCGGCTCACGAAGCTCGAGGTCGAGCGCATCCAGACCGTGCAGCAGGCAGAGGTCGACGCCGCGATGGAGGTCGACAAGCGCAAGGGACTGATCGAGAAGGCGCGGCTCGACATCTTCAACGCGCGCGCTCAGACGAATGAGCGTCTGGCGCAGAACATCGACAAGCAGGAGCGGGACAAGATCCAGGAGATCCAGCGCCTTCGGGAGCAGGCGATCAAGGACAGGCTCCAGCGCGAGCTGCGCGCTCTCGACGAGGCGGACGCGAAGGCGAAGCAGATCGAGGACGAGCGAAAGGCGCGCGAGGCGAAGGAGCTCCAGGACAAGAAGGACCGCGAGATCGCGCGCATCGAGGAGGAGGCGAAGACGAGAGCGTCGACGCTGCGCGAACAGGCAGCCGCCGTGCAGTCGTCCGTCTCGAGCTTCTCGACCTCGTTCGGGACGTTCAAGTTCTCGAGCTACACGGAGGCAGAGAAGAAGCAGGTCGACCGCGACATCCTCGACCAGATCAAGTCGATCTACGCCGAGGCTCGCCGGCTTCGCGATGCGGTGCAGGCTGGCGGCGGAGGGTTCAACTGATGGCGCAGGTGACGGTCGAGGCGCTTGACACGCGATCGCTCTCCGACAGCGGAGGACGCCTTGTCGGTACGCGGTCATTCTACGTCTATGACGACACGACTCCGATGGTCGAACCGTCGTCGATGCAGTTCGGCACAGGCGGGATGCCTGACTACGGCGAGTCCTTCCCAGGCGAGCCAGAGGTATTCGCGACCAGCTTCTCGATCGAGGCGGTTCCGAACTCGAACTACGTCTGGCGGATCACGTGGCAGTACATGGCCGGCGGCGGCGGCGAGATCATCCTTCCGATCGACGTGCAGCCGATGTCGCCTGGGTACGTCACGATATCGCTCGAGTATGGAGGAGAGTTCCGAGACGCATGGAGAGCGGATCCAGGCTTGACTCTGTGGAGTCCGTCCTACACGGGAACGGACATCGGTGGCACGAAGATCGACGCGGCTGGAGAGCCGACGAGCGTCTTCGTCCCGATTCAGATGCTGATCGTCGAGGAGACGGTCACTTCTGGCTCGATGGCTTCGCGTTCAATCAACATCAGACTACAGACAGGCACTCGCAACTCGAGCGCCTTCTATGGAGCAGAGCGGGGATCGCTGCTCTATGAAGGAGCGAGCGCTCGTCGCGTAAGCCTGACGGCGTATTCGGTGACTCACCGATTCCGATACGACGAATGGCAGCACGCTCGGCAGCAGCCACGGATGAACCAGCAGCGGCAGCCGGACGTCGACATCTATGCAGGCATCATCCAGGCGAACTCCGTCCGATGGGTGCAGCCGTTCCCGAACACCACGAACTTCAACGCACTCTCGGAGAACTTCTGATGGCAGGCGAGATCACACTGAACGCGAAGATCGCGGTGATAAAGGGGTCGCTCGTCCAGCGGTTCGACCCAGGAACGCTGTCGCTCGACATGAGCGGCTCGACCGCAGACGGTGCGGTGCAGTCGATCCCGACGACGGCGGCGGGAACGGCGCTCGACGTGTCGGCGCTCACGACCGCCGGATGGTCGTACTTCTGCAACACGGACTCGACGAACTACATAGACGTCGGCGTCCAGGTCGCAGG